AAACAACTACCACTGTCGGTTATATGCTATGGTGTGCTCTGTTCAATGAAGAGTTTGTTATTGGTATTCTTGCCAACAAACTTCAACTTGCACAGGACATTTTAGCAAAGATTCAAAAAGCATACGAATATCTTCCACACTGGTTGCAGCAAGGTATTATCAACTGGAACAAACGTTCTTTAGAACTGGAAAACGGTTCAAAGATTTATGCTTACGCTACGTCAGCAGCGGGTGTTCGAGGTGGTACATACAATTTAATCTTTCTAGATGAGTTTGCGTTCGTCCCACATAACATGGCGGTGGAGTTCTTTACTTCTACTTATCCTGTTATCTCATCTGGTAAGACATCAAAAGTAATTATTGTTTCTACACCGAACGGTCTGAATCTATTCTACAAGATGTGGATGGATGCACAAGAAGGTCGTTCTCTTTATAAGACACTTGAAGTTCACTGGTCACAAGTGCCAGGTCGTGACGAAAAGTGGAGAGAAGAAACAATACGAAACACATCTGAAGAACAGTTCCGTCAAGAGTTTGAGACTGAGTTTATCGGTTCTTCGGCTACACTTATCTCTGGTGCCAAGTTGCGTTCACTTGCATTCCGTGATCCAATACGCATTGAAGATGATGGTCATTTCTTTGTATATGAAGATCCACGACCTGGACGAATATACATTGCTACCGTAGACTGTTCAGAGGGTGTTGGTCTAGACTATCATACCATAAATGTTCTTGACGCTACCGAAGCACCGTACAAACAAGTTGCTCGTTACCGTAATAATAAGTTGCCACTTCTGTTCTTACCGACAGTAATCTATTCATTAGCACGTAGATATAACGAAGCATATGTTCTGATTGAAACGAACAACGTTGGTCAGCAGGTTGTAGACATTCTACACTATGATCTTGAATATGAAAACATCTATAAATTAGAACACCATCATATTAAAGGTCAAAGTATCTCAGCTGGTTTTAAACGTTCAGTGGCATTTGGTGTCAAAACTACCAAGTCAGTCAAGAAGATTGGCTGTGCCAACTTAAAGACTCTTATTGAAAACGACAAGTTAATTATTAATGACTTTGATACCATCGCAGAACTGAACACTTTTGTACGTGACAAAGACACTTTCAAGGCTGAAGAAGGTAACAATGACGATATTGTTATGGGTTTAGTTCTGTATGCGTGGCTCACAGCACAGTCGTTTTTTAAAGACGAAACTAGAATTGACATTCGTAAGATCATGTTAGAAGAACAAAACATGCTTGCAGATGAGAGCATGGCGCCGTTTGGCTTTATTGATGATGGGGTCACAGAAGAGGTGATGGCTGAGGATGGAGACGTTTGGGAAGCTCCAGCGGGCTATTTATCTTCAAGATTGTAAAAAACTAAATAGACTATAAAAAGAATATTGACCCAACAATAAAAGGAGAAATCCAATGGCATTTCAATTATCACCTGGAGTGAATGTATCAGAGATTGATCTGACTACAGTTATTCCTTCAGTTGCCACTTCTACTGGCGCTTTTGTAGGACCTTTTAATTGGGGACCAATCGGTGAAGTAACTACTATTTCGGATGAAGTTCGCCTGGTGAACACATTCGGTAAACCAGATAGCGATAATTATGAATATTGGTTCTCTGCTGCGAACTTTCTGGCATACGGAAACAATCTCAAAGTCGTTCGTGCTCAAGGAGATGGTGCATTAAACGCTACAGCAAATGGCACAGCACTGCTAATTAAAAACGAAGATGATTATACTCAAAATCACTCATCATATCCAGCTGGTGCATATGGCGCAACTGGTGGATGGGCAGCACGTTATGCAGGCTCATTAGGTAATAGCATTCTTGTTTCCATGGCTGACGCTAACACATACAATGTGTGGGCATATGCTTCACAATTCAGCGCAGTTCCAAATACATCATCATATGTTGCAAGCCGTGGCGGTGCAAACGATGAAGTTCACGTTGTTGTTGTAGACGAAGATGGTCTGTGGACAGGTACACCTGGTACAGTTCTAGAAAAATATTCATTTGTTTCTAAAGCATCTGATGCTAAAGACGATAGCGGCAACTCAAATTACTATAGAGATGTTATTGCAAAACAATCACAATACATCTGGCCACTGTCACATCCAACAAATCTAGGTACTGGTACTGCATGGGGTTCTGCTGCTAATACTTCAGCATTCAAACTGTTGACAAGCAACTCATCTAACTCTCTGTCTGCTGGCGCTGTTGGTACAGTTGGCACAGCAAACGTTACAACTGGTTGGGACAGCTTCAAGAATGCAGAATCAGTTGATGTGTCTCTGTTAGTTACTGGTTCAGGTAACAGCACAGTTGCAACATACGTTATCAGCAATATTGCTGAGACACGTAAAGATTGCGTGGCATTTATCTCTCCAGAAAAAGCAGACTGCGTTGACAATGCTGGTAACGAAGTTACAGATATTAAAGCATTCCGTAATGGTCTAACATCAACATCATATGCATTCTTAGATTCTGGTTACAAATATCAGTACGACAAGTATGCTGATGTTTACCGTTGGGTACCACTGAACGGTGATATTGCTGGTCTGTGTGTACGTACAGATAACGAACGTGATCCATGGTTCTCACCAGGCGGTATGAATCGTGGTCAAATCAAGAATGTAATTAAGCTTTCTTGGAATCCAACTAAAGCAAATCGTGACGATCTGTACCAAGTTGGTGTAAATCCAGTTGTTAGCTTCCCAGGTGAAGGTACAGTTCTATATGGTGACAAGACTCTGTTGAGCAAGCCAAGTGCATTTGATCGTATCAATGTACGCCGTCTGTTCATCACACTTGAGAAAGCAATCTCACGTGCTGCACGTTTCTCACTGTTCGAATTTAACGATCAGTTTACACGTGCTCAGTTTGTTGCATTAGTTGAGCCATTCCTGCGTGACGTTCAAGGTCGTCGTGGTATCACTGACTTCCGTGTTGTATGTGATGATACAAACAACACAGCAGAAATCATTGACCGTAATGAATTTATTGGTGACATTTACATTAAACCTGCTCGTTCTATCAACTTTATTCAGCTTAACTTCGTTGCAGTACGTACAGGTGTAAGCTTCAATGAAGTTGTTGGTGCAGCCTAAATAAAGAGAAACAGGAGAATAATAAATGGCATTTAACGTAAATCAGTTCCGTTCACAATTACAAGGTGACGGTGCCCGCCCAAATCTATTTGAGGTGTCGATGCCGTTTCCTGCGTTCTCAGCACCAGGAAACGCACAAACAAAAATGACGTTCATGTGTAAGACAGCACAACTTCCAGGTTCAACCCTGGGTGTTGTGCCTATGCAATACTTCGGTCGTGAACTAAAGTTTGTTGGCAATCGTACATTTGCTGACTGGACAGTAACAATTATCAATGATGAGGACTTCTCTGTACGTAACGCATTCGAGCGTTGGATGAATGGTATCAATAGCCACAATCTAAACGTTCGTAATCCAGTTGCTGGTACACCACTAGGTTACTCTGTTGATGGTGAAGTTACTCAGTTCGGTAAAGCAGGTAACGCAATTAAGAAATACAAATTTGTTGGTTTGTTCCCAACTGATATTACTCCAATCGATGTTGATTGGGGTTCAAATGATACTATTGAAGAGTTTTCTGTGACACTTACCTACCAGTGGTGGGAAGCTGTTGCGGATGGTGTGGTCTAAGAGTAAGGGTGTTTTACCCTTACTTTTATTTTAGAATGGATATTTAATGGCAATTAAACTTTTCGGCTTTACGATAGGCGCAAGGGATGTCGTTCAGAAAGAGAAACCTGAACAGGCATCCTTTACGCTGCCTTCTGCTGCCCAATTAGATGATGGTGCAGTTACCGTTACGCAGAATGCGTATTATGGTACCTATGTTGATCTAGAAGGTTCAGTCCGTAATGAGATTGAACTCATCACACGTTATCGTGAGATGTCTAATCATCCCGAATGTCAAATGGCAATTGATGAAATTGTCAACGAAGCTATTACTCATGACGAAGCTGGTAAAGTTGTAGACATTGTTCTTAACAATCTCAAACAGCCAGAGTCAATCAAAAAGAAAATCATTGAAGAGTTTAACAATGTTCAAAGAATGTTAAACTTTAATAATCTAGCAGATGATTTGTTCAAGCGTTGGTACATTGATGGACGTATCTTCTACCATATTGTAGTCAACGATAAAAATCCTAAAGAAGGTATTCAAGAGTTAAGATACATTGATCCACGTAAGATTCGTAAAGTACGTGAGATTAAAAAAGATCGTGATCCAAAAACTGGAGCAATGATTGTTGTATCAACTGCTGAATACTATGTGTACAACGACCGTGGTACAACAACTCAAACATTCACATCAAATGTAGGTCAAGGCATTCGTATTTCACCAGACTCAATTGTTAATATCAATTCTGGTTTGATGGATGCAAAGAATACATTTGTTATTTCGTATTTACACAAAGCAATCAAGCCTCTTAATCAATTAAGAATGATTGAAGATGCGATTGTTATCTACCGTATTTCACGTGCGCCAGAACGCCGTGTTTTCTATATTGACGTTGGTAACTTGCCACGTGGTAAAGCAGAACAATATCTGCGTGACATCATGATTAAGTACCGTAACAAACTTGTATATGATGCTAACACTGGTGAACTACGTGATGAACGCAAACACATGTCCATGTTGGAAGATTTCTGGTTACCCCGCCGTGAAGGTGGTAAAGGTACAGAGATTACTACTCTACCAGCCGGACAAAATCTTGGTGAGTTAGAGGACGTAAAATATTTCCAAAAGAAATTATTGCAATCGCTCAATGTACCATACTCACGCCTTGAATCACAAGAAGGTGGTCTTGCTGGTCTAGGTCGTTCACAAGAAGTAACACGTGATGAACTAAAGTTTGCCAAGTTTGTTATTCGTCTGCGTAATAAGTTCTCTCAATTGTTTGATGATATTCTACGCACACAATTGGTATTAAAAGGAATCTGTACACGTGAAGAGTGGGATAACTTTAAAGAAGATATCTACTACGACTTCCGTAAAGATAATAACTTTACTGAATTACGTGAAGCAGAACTGTTACAGAATCGTTTACAGATGGTACAGTTGGTTGATCCATTTGTTGGTCGTTATTTTTCTAATCAGTATGTTAAAGAAAAAATTCTTATGATGACTGAAGAAGAAATTGAAACGATGGACGAACAGATAGCAGAAGAAAAAGAAACTCTACCACCAGATATGGTGGGACCTGTAATGGGTCAGCCAGGTGGTGCTGCACCACAAGCTGAACCTGAAGATAATACTACCGAAAACGTAGAAGAAACTGAGTCATTGACACCAGGACTTGATGATGAGGTAAACAAGTCTGTGGTTAACATAAATAATAGACGCAAAATTTAAGAAGGATTGTTATGAATATTCAAGACATTATCAATAATATTTCTGCTGGTGATAGCGCAGCAGCAAAAGAAGGTATCGAAAATGTTTTATCAGCCAAAGCGTTCGATGCGCTCCAAGGTCGTAAGCAGGAAATCGCTGCAACTCTTTTTGGCGGGCAAGAGCAAGAGCCTGAAGAAGTTACCGGCGATGAAGAAACCGAAGAAGAAATAGCGGAAGAATGAAGTCGTTATTAGAGTTTAAATCTATCGTTGAAGAAGAGAAGTCAGACTATTCAAAGTTTGATTCTTTAGTACGTGCAGGTCTAGCAAACAAAGCACAACTAAGTCGCATTCATAAAATCTTAGATAAGATGGGTGAAGAGCGTCCAGTGTTTAACAATGCTGACCGTGAAATCATTCGCAATCTTTTTAATAAGATGGCAGATTTAATCTCTAATAATAAACAGATTTATACCAAAGCAAAACAAGCTGTGCGTGAAGATGTTGAACTAACAGAAGCATCGATGGATGTTCCATTAGTTCCAGATCCACCAGTTGTTTTGGTAATCAAACGTAAAGCAGTTCGTTTGTATCCAGATGGTACACGTATTGCTTTGTATTGGAGTGACAAACTCAAAAGAATATTCAGCGTACCATATGGTATGCAAATGAATAATCCAATACAAGCAGAAGAATTTATCAAAGAACTTGCTGAGTCTGAAGAGTTATATCTTAATGATGGTAATGTTATTTCTCTTTCAGAAGAAACAAAACAAATTCTAATTGATACTTACAGCCAATTAGATGAAGATAACAAACAAGTATTCTGGCAACAGCTAACAGAATCAGTAACAACATTTGGTCAACTCAATGAATTTTGTAGACTTAATTCTTCAGAATAAATTAGAAGAAGCAAAACAACTCATCTATGATCGTTTAGATGAGATTGCTACTTTCCGTTTGGAAGAAGCAAAGCCATACATCGTTGATGATATGTTTGAAGAGATTGAAGTTGACGAAGAAGTATTAGAAGAAGCTGCGAAGAAACGTAATCCAAACATCGTAAAGATGGGTCGTATTCAAAAGATTCGTCGCCGTATTCGTCGCAACAAAAAAGGTCGTATCGTTGTTCAGCGTAATGTAAAACGCTCTGGAATAAAAGGTTATCGTATTTCTGGTACTACAGTAAAACGTATACCAGCAACAGTAAGATTACGTAAAGCACGTTTGTTAAAACGTTCTTGGAAAACAACTAGAAAAAGTAAACTAAGACGTACATTGATGAAGAGAAAAATGTCAATGCGCCGTCGTAAAGCTATGGGACTAAAATAAAATGCCATTTGAAATTACCAATACGCTAAGAGGTCTGTCAGTTATTCGTGCTGTTGACGCTGGTACATATACATTTACTCTCAACGATTTGAGAGCAAATACAACTATTGAAAATGTTACTGGCGCCGACATCAAACGAATTATGTGGTCAACAAACGGTAGTATTACAATCACTCGTAACGGTGTGCCTATTTTGGCATTGCATACTGGCGGTGTAATGGACTTTGCTGACTTTTCTCATTCAATAGCAAATAATAATACACAAAGTATTGTGGCAACAATTAATACTGGTGGTTCTTTTGTGATGGAAGTATCAAAAATTGCAACTTATAATGTTGATCCATACACAGGAGTAACTATCTAATGAAACTTATTAAAGAACATATCGAAGAAGTTCGTTATCTTACCGAGACAGCGGAGAACGGTAAGAAACAATTATACATTGAGGGTACATTCCTAGTTGGTGATACAGTGAATCGCAACAACCGTATGTACAAGATGGACACTCTGCGTAACGAAGTTGAACGTTACAACGAAGAGTTCATTAAAAC